TCAAATTTTATCATGAATAATTATTATAAAAATAAAAAAATTTTCGTGCCCCGTGAGTGGCAAAAAGTATCACCTCTGGTACTTAGAGTTTTATTAGAAGTAAAAATTGATTACTTCGTCAAAGTTTTTAATTCCGTTGAGGGTGTATTTGCGGAGTTTGAAGAAATTATAGCGTTCCTCACCTTTGATGGGGATAGGCTGTATTTTAAACGGTGGTCGGACTTCAATAATCAGCTAGACAGGTCTAGCTACTATGCCATCAACCTTGACATCATAGACACCAACAAGTACTTCCAGCAGAATAAAACTAAAAAAGCCTCATCAAGAAGATCTTTAGCTTTAAGTGGTTTTAGATATGTATCCCTTAACATAGTTATAGATTTATAAATAAGTCTTAAGAAAAATTGTGGATAATAATTAAATACATTATTTTTACCATGTAAAAAAAAAAAAAAAAAAAAAAAAAA